GATCTGTATTATTCCGCGCTGGCAAATTATCTATAGACAAATTCGTTGATCCTACTGGGCGCGTTTACACATTAAGAGAATTAGAGAGAATGAATCCGTTTGTTTTTGCGGATATGTAACGTGGCAGTGCCACATAAAGAGTCAGTGACTCAAAGGAGATGATGATGTTTGTACGTTTGAACCGTGGATATTTTGATGAGGCTGGAGATGATGGTGGTGAGGGTGGTGGTGCTGGTGGTGGTAGTGAGCCAACGGTTGCCGAGTTACAGGCACAGATTGCTGCACTTGGCGAGAGTCAAACCACACTACAGCAAGAGAACGACCGTTTGAATGGCAAGATTACAGAAGCCAACAAACACAAAAAAGAACAAGAAAGAGCAGCAAGGGACGCACAAAGAGCTAAAGCTGAGGCCGATGGTAACTATGAGCAGCTATTTAAATCTAGTGAAGTTGAACGCGAATCATTGACTCAGCAATTAACGGGTCTACAATCTTCCATAGAGAGTAAGGAGATAAATGGTGCCGCGATGCGAATTGCAAGTAATCTCGCAGAAGGCGCAAATATCGAATTATTATCTGAATTTATTACTAGACGCTTGAAATTTGCTGAAGGTAGTATTAAAGTTGTTGATGAGACAGGTAGTTTAACTGTTTCAAGTCTTGATGATTTAGCAAATGAGTTCGCGGGAAGTTCCCGTTATGCTTCGCTAATCAAAGGCAGACAATCCTCTGGCGGCAGTGCCTCGGGTGGATCAAGTAGCGGCGGTGCCGTTAAAATTATGAAACGCGCTGATTTTGATGCGCTTGATCCAATCTCCCAGTCTAAATTTATGAAAGACGGGGGAAAACTTGAAATATAGAGGAATTACACAATGGCTGAAAATACACTAACCGCAATCATCCCTGATATCTATGAGGCGCTTGATGTTGTCTCACGAGAGCTGACAGGAATGATTCCAGCAGTCTCTATGGCTGCTTCTGCTGATCGTGCTGCGAAAGATCAAAATATTCAGGTTGATATTGCACCAACTATCGCTGCTGGTGATATCACTCCAGCAATGGTTGTACCTGATCCAACTGGCCTAACGTCAACTGCAACTACTATCCAGATCACTAAAGAGCGAGCTGCTTCATTTGGCTTTAATGGTAATGATCAGAAAGCGTTGAATACTGGTGTTGGTTATATGAACCACCGCGCCGGTAAGATTGCTCAGGCTATACGTACTCTGACAAACGAGGTTGAGGTTGATCTTGCTGCATTGCAATCAACTTGTTCGCGCGCATACGGTACAGCCGGAACTACTCCTTTTGGTACTGCTAATGACTATACAGACGCTTCTAATGTCCTGAAGATTCTGAAAGACAATGGCGCTGCACCAACTGATAATCAACTGGTAATCAATACTTCTGCTGGTGCTAACTTCCTTGGCAAGCAGTCAGCGGTTAATGCTGCTGGTACTGATTCAATGCTGCGTCAAGGTGTGTTGCTGGATCTCGCTGGTATGCCTATCCGTGAATCTGCACAGATTGTCACCGGCACTGCTGGTACAGCATCAAGCGCAACCACTGATACGGCTGGTTACGCTGTTGGCGCTGTTACCATCACTCTAGCTTCTGCTGGTACAGGTGCAATTCTGGCTGGTGACTTCATTAGTTTTGCAGGTGATAGTGAGAAGTATATGGTAACAACTGGTGATGCTGACGTATCAGGTGGCGGTACTGTTGTACTAGCGGCCCCCGGCCTTCGTACTGTTATCGCTGGCTCTGCAACGGCTATTACTGTTGTTGCAACTTCAGCACGTAATATGGCGTTTAACCGCTCAGCTATTGTGCTTGCTGCACGCGCTCCTGCACGTCCTGAAGAGGGTGATTTGGCGATTGATTCAACAATCATCACTGATCCGCGCTCTGGGTTGTCGCTTGAGTTCAGTATGTATGCTGGTTATCGTAAGATGCGTTATGAGGTAGCTTTGGCGTGGGGTGTTAAAAACATCAAGCCAGAGCATACAGCGATCTTGCTAGGCTAGTGTCTCAACAAAGCCTCTTCCATTCGGAGGGGGCTTTACTGATGATACTGGAGAAGATCGAATGGAAACTGTAGTAATTAAGACTAAAAACGGCCCTGTAACTATCAACAAGTGTGATTACGTTGATGGCACTCATACGTTATATAAGCCCGCTGTCAAAAAAGTCATAAAAAAGGCTGTAAAGGCTAAGTAATGTCTAAGTCAGGCACCTACATTTCAGTAGCAGAAGATCAAGAAGGTAAGAATCCGCGCATCATCACTGATGATCTTGGTTTGCTTGTAAAGGTTGGTGCTGGTGATTTAACCCTTGACGCTTGGGGCGTTAATAAGGTGTCTATGCCGATATCGTTATTCCACGGCTTGTGGACCTTCGATATCCCGCAGTCTCAGTGGTTTATGTATGAGAACGGTACTCAAGTCTATAGCTCGACGAATATAGTAAGCACTGGCGGTATTGCAGAGCTGACAGCAGACGCAACCAAAACCAGTGTAATGATGGAATCTAGGGAATGCCCCAGATACCAGCCAAATAGAGGTCATTTGTTCTCGTTCGCGGGATGGATGCCCGACAAAACAAACGATGGTATTAGAGAGTGGGGTGTGGCTACCACTGAAAACGGCGTATTCTTTAGGTTGAAGGCTGATGGTCTTCTGTATGCTGTCCTATTGCGCAACAGTGTAGAGACGCACGAAGAGTTGATTGATACTTCTGTCCTCACTGGTTTCGATGTAGAGAAGAACAACATCTACGATATTCAGTATCAATGGAGATCCGCAGGAAACTATAAATTCTTTATCGGTGATCCATCAAAAGGGACAAGTACACTTGTTCATACTTTCGACCTATTAGGTACATTGACTTCCGCATCAATGGAAAATCCTGCTCTACCTGTTCACATTCACGCTGAAAGAACTACTGAGACAGTGGTGTTGAACGCTGGCTGTGCTGATATTACCAGTGAGAATGGCATCGTAGATAAGGAGGTTTATAGTTCTGCTTATTCTGAGGCTGTGAGCGTATCAACTGATGATCCGGTGATTGTTATTAAACAACCTCTTCAGATTGATAGCGTGACGAATACACGCACCATGACTCTTGCAAGGATCACAGTTAAATGCTCAAAGAAGGCTACTTTTAAAGTATGGTCTACGCGGTCAGCAGCAGATATTACAGGTGCAACTTTCAAGGCGGTTAACAGTGGATCTTATATAGAAACCGACTCTACTGACATGAATGCAACAGCGGTTAGAGCAACATCTGTAACAGTGGCTAACATGAAGTTCATTACATCAATACCTGTTGAAGCGTTAGCACGACAGGAGGTAGATAACCCGTATCGTGGACGTATTGAGTTCCCGTTAGTGCGCGGTGATTATCTTGTTATTACTGCAACGGCGGCCTCTGGGTCAGCCGATTGCGTTGTTGAGTGGGGAGAGCAAATATAATGGCTACTATTGTTGTAGAAGATGGAACTGGTAAAACGGATAGCAACAGTTATATCTCTGAGGCTGATTTTTCAACCTATGCAACAGATCGAGGTGTAACAATCTCCGGCACCGTTGCTGTGTTGTTAATTCAAGCGATGGATTACATTGAAGAGCAACCATTTAAAGGCGACAAGGGCAGTGATGATCAAGCGCTTCAGTGGCCCCGTAGTGGCGTTATAATTGATGGGTATAGCGTTGATACGGATGCCATCCCTGTAAAGCTGACAGAGGCGTTGTGTGAGGCTGCAATAGCTATTGATGGTGGAGATAACCCTTTGTCCAATGAAGAACGCGCAACCAAGAGAGAAAAGGTTGATGCGATTGAAGTTGAGTACATGGATGGGTCACGTAATACGGTTTATCTGGCAGCGGTAGAGGCTAAATTATCGAAATTGCTTGCTGCTGGTGGGCGTGGTTTCTCAGCGGTGGCTATTCGTGGCTAATTTTTACGCACGTCTGGCAACCACAGCAACTAGATTGCTAGATGATAAAGGTCAAACGCTATCGTTCAGTAGAGACAATGTAACCTCGTTCAATCCAGTAACAGGCGAAGAGACAAAGGGTACTGCTATAACGTATAGCGGCAGCGGTGCGGTATTTGGGTATGGTTCATCTGAGATAAACGGCACTGACATACAAAGAGATGATAGGCGGGTTATTCTTGAGGCCGTATCTACTGCTCCTGCTGTTGGTGATTCAGTAACTATTGATTCTATCGTTCATAGAGTGGTAGATGTTGAGCAAGTCAATCCTGCTGGAACCGTTGTTATTTATCAGTTACAGGTGAGAGTATGAGTTTCGCTGGTGATATTCATAAGTTCAATGTTAAGGCGCAAGGTAATACTAGTAAGGTGTTGCGTGGAACCGCGCTTGCTATGTTTGGGCAAGTTGTACAGAGAACTCCTGTTGATACAGGTAGATTACGGGGAAATTGGCAGGTTGAGTTAAATAATATCCCAAGATCTACAGTAAAGCAGACCCCAAGCGGTGCGATATCCCAAGGTAATGCAGAGATAAATAGATCAAAAGCAAATGATGCTATCTACATAATAAATAATTTACCCTATGCGAGAGTTGTAGAGTATGGCTTGTATCCGGACGGCCCAAACACTGCTGGTGGTTATAGTCGGCAATCGCCACAAGGTATGGTTCGTGTAACTGTTGCGGAATTCAGGCGAGAAGTTGAGAAGCAAGCGAGGTCAGTTAAATGAGCGCATTTTTTGATATATCGGCTGCACTTGATGCACAGTTAAATACAATGGTTGGTGCGCCTTCTGTAGCATGGCCCAATAAAGAGTTCACTCCTGTTGATGGGACTTTATACGTCCGTCCGACAGTGCTTATGGGTACGGTAGAGCGTGAAACTGTAGGTGCAACTGCTAAAGATTGGTACAGCGGCATTTATCAGGTTGATGTATTTGCACCTGTAGGGCAAGGCAAGAAAGAAGGTTTGGAAATGGCAGATACCATTGCAGACCGTTTTAAACGCGGGACAGAGCTGACATATAACGGACGCACTGTGCGTATTTTGGGTGTAACATATAATACTGCTGTTAGTGGTGACAGTTTTACACAAACGCCCGTAACAATTAATTTTTATTCACTTACTGAAGAGAGATAGAGGAAAGCGCAATGACGACACACATCGGAAATAATGGCTCTGTAAAGATCGGGGCGAATACTGTAGCAGAGGTTGTTGATTTTTCATTGACTGAGGGTGTTAATGTGGCTGATGATACCGCTATCGGTGACACTTCAGACTCGCATAAAATTGGTACACTTAATTGGAGTGGTTCTATTTCATGCTATTGGGATGAAACAGACTCAACAGGGCAAGAGGCAATGACTGCTGGTTCATCTGTTGATGTGCATCTACTCCCTGATGGCGCAACAACTGGTGATATTGATTTCAACGGTACAGCAACCATAGTCGGTATTGAAAGAGGTACAGTCAATAATGCAATCGTTACTGCCAATTTCACGTTTACGGGCAGTGGTGATTTAACTAGAACTGTTCTCTCATAATGGAATTAGGCGCACTTGAAACAGCACAGGCCCATAATGAGGGCGCAGAGATGCGTGTTCGTGGGCCTGATGGTGAATATACTGACTTTTATATAATGCTTTCAGGTATGGATTCTACCACTTGGCGCAAAGCTGCAAGAGATGTTAAGCGTAAAGTGGTAGAGGTGATGTCTGCTGGTGGTGAGGTTGATATTGATTTTGAGGCTGAATCATTGGCGGCATCTACTATCGGCTGGCGTGGGCTTGAGTCTGACGGTGAGGCTGTAGAGTTTAATGTGGATACAGCATTTAGCTTGTATAAGAACGCGCCATATATTCAAGATCAAGCCGATAGGTTTATGGGTGATCGTGCAAATTTTATAAAAGGGTAGCGGCTGAAGTTTTATCGTATGCAGAGTGGAGCTTTAATGCTTATGGATATGATAATGGGTCAAATAAAACGCGGTATGCTATCTGGTCAGCTATATATGAAAGGTCGGGAAAGAAGCCGAAGGGATTAGAGGATAAGCCTAGCATAACAAAAGAGTTCGCCTATCTATGGGAACTCTATCTTGAGGTTAAAGGTGGCTGTGAGTCGGTAGGGTATGTTGAGCTGGATTCTTATCAGCGAGTAGCAGGGTATCAATTAAGGGCTTGGGAGTCTGATATATTGATTCAAGTGGATAAATTGAGGGCGTAAAAATGACTGATGTGGCGACGCTGGGAATTAAGGTTGAGGCTGATGGCGTTGTAAAGGCAACTGATGATCTTGGTAAGCTGGAAAAACAGGCTGGCAAGACAGAAAAGAAAACAGACGGCCTCGGCAAGACATCAAAGAAAACAGTACCCAAGTTCAAAGCCATGAAAGGGGCTACTCAGCAACTCGGCTATCAGATTCAGGATATTGCTGTACAGCTTGGCGCAGGGCAGAATGCAATGATGGTATTCGGACAACAGGGTTCACAGATTGCGTCTATCTTTGGTCCGAGTGGTGCTGTTCTTGGTGCTGTAATCGCTGTTGCTTCTGCTCTCGGTGTAGCTTTCTTTAATGGCGCAAAGGATGCAAAAGATTCCTTGGCTGGACTTAATGCTGAGACAGAGAACTTCTTAGGTAATTTGGATTCGATGAATCATAAGCAATTGCTTCTTGCTAGAGAACGACTGCTTGAGAATAAACGAGTCTTAATGGGTTATTCAAGTATTGTTACTGAGACAGGCGCAAGATTAAATGAGCTATTTTTGAAGGGCGGCACAAAAGAGGGGCGCACTAGAGAGGAAACAACAGAATTTATCACACTCAAGGTTGCAGCAGAAAATGCCAAACTTGAGTTGTCAGATGTAAATAAACAGCTTTCAGAGGTTGATAGTAGAATGCGGTCTGTTGCTGAATCTGGAGTCAATAAAAGCCTATCTGATCAGAATAAAGAGCTAAAACAAAGTAGGGATAGTTGGCGCAAAGCTATCAAAGCCGTTGAAAAATACAACGATAAACAAAATAAAACAGCAGAAGCTATAAAGCGTGCAATTGATCCAATGTACGCACATATTCAGAATGTTGAACGGCTAACGGTATTGAAAGAAGAGGGGCGCTTAACGGAAGAACTGTTTGCAAAAGCTGTCATTAAGTCAGGAGAGGCACTGAATAAGACTAGTAAAGAGACTGATGTGGCCATGAAATCAATGAAAGCGTCTATCTCTGATACGGTTACTGAGTCTATAGCTAACTTTAAATCTTTGGGGGATACTGTTAGTGCTGTTGGTGATATGGTAGCTAGAATGATAATAAAAAAGCAGATCGCTGATCCTTTTGCAACTGCTGCATCCAATATTCTTGGAGATATTGATTTTAGCTCATATCTACCATCGTTTAATGGTGGTGGTTTTACTGGTGGCGGCGGTAGGGGTGGTGGTATTGATGGGCGCGGTGGCTTCCCTGCTATCCTCCATCCAGACGAAACCGTTGTAGATCACACGAAAGGGCAACAAATGAGCGGGCAGACTGCCAATATTACATTTAATGTAAACGCTGTTGATAGCCAGTCATTCCTTGCACACATGAGCCAAAATAAAGCGTTTATTGTTGGCGCAGTAAGAGAAGCATTTAATAGAAATGGAAGG